ATTTTGAACTACTTGCAGACGCTCTCAATGACGCAGGACTCGACATGAAGCACGTTCTCACCGTTGATATTCCTTGGGGCGCAGAAACTGTAAAGCAATGGCTATGGAAGCCCGTACAAAAAGCTCAATTATTAAAAGAAAGCACCACCGAACTCACCACCGCAGAAGTAGACAAGGTATATGAAACTGTCAATCGCCTAATGGCAGAGAAGTTTGACCTCCATGTCCCATTTCCAAGTGATGAAATCTCAATGCTACAAAGCTATGACGAATAAAGAAACACATAAATGGGAAGAATGCTGTAAGAATGAGATTAAACGTATCTGGAAAGAAAACGGTGGTTCTATGAATGTAGTTAGATATATAGGTGAATGTCCCACATGTAAACACTTTATAGGATTAACACAAACCTCAGAAGAGGAATCGAAAAATCTATAACATGACGAATAAAACACAAACCGAAGAAGTAGGTGGAGACTATAAGTACATCGTAGTACAATAGGTGAGTGGTAAAATCTCTAGCTAAATTAAAAGCGGAACTCGACAAGTGGTTCTCGCTCTATATCAGACATAAATATGCAGTAAACGGACTTGTACATTGCTATACCTGCTCAGTGTCAAAGCCAGTCAAACAAATACAGTGTGGGCACTGGATTCCCCGAAACAATCTCGCAACAAGGTTCTCAGAAGAAAACTGTAGACCCCAATGCGTAGGTTGCAATATGTTTCAAAATGGAAAGCCAGATGTATTTGCAGTCAATCTCATAAAAGAGGGTATAGACATAGTTGCACTCCAACAATCACGATACCGAGTATTCAAAGTCGATAGTATCTGGTATCAAAATCAAATAGATTATTACAAACAAAAAGTAAAAGAATATGAAAATCAAATGTCCTAGTTGTGGTAAATCACACGAAATGAATATCGGCTCAATAATGGTAAAAAGTCGTTGGGACAATACCACCGAAAAAGAACGCAAGGCATTTTCAGCTAAGCTACATAAGGCTAAAAAGGAGAAAAACTTATCCACAGTCTAGTACTTGCATACTGTATACAGACTGCTATACTTAAATTGTAAGGCAATAATCCCCCTTACCATAAAATATGAAAATAAATTATTATCGTACTAACGAAGGAAAATTCAAAAAGAAATCAAAATGGAAAGTACTCCGTAACTGGGTAATACTTATCATTATCGTATGGCTCGGTGTAACTATCGCCCTAGATACCTCTAAATCGCTCAAAACGACCCCTGAGAGCGTAGTAACTGTAAAAGACGATATAACACCCGAACAACGTGAAATGCTCAAAAAACAGGCATATCTCGCTGAACGTAAAGTTATCGCAACTAATAAGAAAAACAAGCTCGACGCAGAATACAAAGCAGAGAGTGCAAAACTTGAAGCAGAACTAGAAGCTATCCGAGCAGAACAACTGTCTTTCAAGTAAGCGACAGGGCTAAGAAACTTGCCAAAGCAATGTCGCAGGTCGAGTCAAACGGCAAGCAAGTACATGGAGATACAGGTGAATTTGGTCAATGGCAATTTATGCCAGGAACATGGCACGATATAAGTATTCAAGTATTAGGTTATGTTGCTCCACAGACACCTATAAACGAACAATACGTAGCACTTATGACGGTTCAACGACTACTCAATGAAGGTAAGACAGAACGCCAGGTTGCTCTTATATGGAACACTTCCCTCGGTGGAACTGAAAAACCACTTGAAATAAAGGGAACAAACAAAAAAGGAGTTAAGTTTAATAGTATCGCACACGCTTATAAAGTAATGACTGCATACGCAGAACAATAACATGAAAACATTTGAAGAATACCTACGAGAGTACCACGAAAAACAAGCAGACGGAGTCCTACATGACGATACACCAGAAGCCTTTGAGGAATGGTTATCAGAACTCGAAGGAGATGACTGGATATATCTTGGAACGAGGTATGGAAGCTATTGCGCCAAAGAAATAAGAAATATTTTTACTAAAGAGGAATAATATGACAGAACAAGAAAAACGACAATTAGAATTCGACATAAAAGAGCTTATAAAGTTTGGTAAATTTGATAGAATGACAAACATAATAATGGTTATTATGGGTGCAATAGTCGGTATAGCACTAATTATCTTACTATTAGGTGAAATTATTCTATGACCACACCAAACAAGGAAGAGAAGTGTATAGCAATGTGGAAACCGTGCAGTGAAGACCATAACGGTAACTGCTACTATTGCGGACGAAATATGCTCTCTCCCACACCAGACTCTATGGAGAAAAAACCAGGCGCATATGACACATTTGATATGGACGATGTTAAAGAAGGAAGAGTTGAGTGTGTTGTAGGAGACCCTACTGATAGCTGGGAGAAATTGACAGATGGGATAAATGAGAATAATATTAAAGAATGGAGTGTAAAGTTTGTAACAAAAAATTCGAGCCGTATCGCACTAGAAATGTCTATTGCTCTTATAGATGCTGTGATGCAGCTCGATACTATCGGAGCAGAACCAAAAGACTAGAAAAAGATAAAAAGTATTACGAAGAGAATAAGGATAGATATACTGAAAGGTCTAAGCTATCAAAAGAACGACATCCAGAAAAATGGAAGGCTCGTCAAGATTTAAGAAATGCGGTATATAGAGGAGATATAAAAAAGAAACCCTGTGAAAAGTGTGGAAATGAAAAAGTACAAGCGCATCATCATGACTACACTAAACCTTTTGATGTCAGATGGCTTTGTTCAACACATCACATGGAACTTCATAGGAAATACGCAAAACTCCCTCACTAGGTATAGACTTATCAGATAATAAATAACTATGAATACAAAAACCCCCAATAGTGGGGATTTTGTGATATATCTATAGCAGGACATTTGAAAACGGTATGCCAAACGCTTTAATACCATCAAGGTATGATATTGTAAAGACGAAGTATTGACTCAGATATTACGGGTAGTATAATTGAGTATATGACAAAAGAACAAGCAATCGAAATTCTAAAACAGGTAGCATTACTAGCACAATCACGAGGTATTTTGAAACTCGAAGAAGCAAACACGGTACTCATGGCACTACAAACACTCGAAAAGAAAGAAGAAAAGGTAGAAAAGAAGAAGTAAATGAAGAAGATACTGTCACAAGAACAGATAGAGGAAGCAAAACAATTACGAAAACAGGGCAAAACCAAGCGAGAACTAGCAATACTCTACGAAGTGGGTCAAACTACAATATGGGAGAACGTGTTTTCTAATCGAAAACGTGTTAGAATATATAAGTACAATAACAAACCTAAAATCCAAAAGGAATTCTGTGCTCGATGTGAATTAGTAATCACCAGAGACATAAAAGGCAATTACGTCCCATTTAACTTTAAAATAGGAGATAGATGTATAAGTTGCTACCTTGAAGAGAGAGGATTTAACTTTATAGACGTATCAAACCAATGAAAGTAGGTAGACCATTAGAATACAATCAAGAATATGTAGAGAACGCTAAGAAATACTTAGAGAGCTGTATTGATAGACCAGCAGATAAAGATAGTGATATTAAAGCATCAGTAAAGATACCAACAAAGGGTGGATTAGCTCGTTATTTAGGAGTAGCAAGAGAGACACTTTATGATTGGGCTAGTAAATATAAAGAGTTTTCTGACATTATGGAAGATTTAGGTGCAGAACAAGAAGATAGATTGATAAATAATGGGCTATCTGGTTCATATAATCCAACAATATCTAAGGTTCTACTCACTAAACATGGTTACAGAGAAGGTATTGACCAAACAACGAATGATAAGGATTTACCAATCCCAATATTAAATGGCATTTCAAATAACATCAGCAACGAAGAGAGTAGCGTCACTCAAAAAGAAGATTAGAGCAGTACAAGGTGGAACATCTGCCTCAAAGACTATCTCAATCCTTCTATACCTTATTGACCGTGCTCAATCAGACACGAGTAAAACCCTTACGTCTGTCATCGCAGAGAGCACTCCGCACCTCAAACGAGGGGCGCTTCGTGATTTCAAAAATATAATGATGGAGCATAAGTATTGGAAGGATAACTTATGGAATGCCACTGATAGTATTTACACATTTGAAACAGGCTCTCAGATAGAGTTCTTTAGTGCAGACCAACCAGATAAACTTCGTGGTGCTCGTCGTGATAGATGCTTTATCAACGAGGCAAACAATGTCCATCTTGATGCTTTTGACCAACTAGAGGTGCGAACAAAAGAGTTTATATTTTTAGACTGGAACCCAACGAATGAGTTTTGGTTTTATACAGACGTTCTCAATAAGCGTGATGATGTGGAGCATATTATTTTGACATACAAAGACAACGAAGCTCTCTCGCCTGAGATTGTGAACTCTATTGAGCAACGTAAAGGACGTAAGGGGTGGTGGAAAGTGTATGGAGAGGGACAACTCGGTGAGGTAGAAGGGAAGATATACCGTGATTGGGTTATTATTGATGAGATACCACCAGAGGCAAGACTAGAGCGTAGAGGACTCGACTATGGATATACAAACGACCCAACAGCGATTGTAGACGTGTATAAGTGGAATGGAGCGTTTATATGGGACGAAGTAACATATCAGAAAGGTTTAAGTAACCGACAAATCGCAGACATTTTATTGAACCAAGACAACAGCAACATACTGGTAATTCCGGATAGTTCAGAGCCAAAGAGTAACGATGAATTGATTATGTATGGAGTAAACCTACTTCCAGCTAGTAAGGGACAAGGCTCAGTCAATCACGGTATACAGGTTGTGCAATCACAACGTATCTTTGTTACAAAACGTTCAGTAAATATAATCCGTGAATATCGTAACTACCTATGGGAAACTGATAGAGATGGAAAGATACTAAACACACCAGAAGGGGGTTTTGACCACGCTATGGATGCTGGACGATATGCAATGGAGACATTAAACATAGATGTAGGACTATCTGAGCTTGATAAGTACATGCTTGCAGAAGCAAGACGCAACAGTGGAAAGAACTTTGCGCGTTAAAATCCGACCATATAAAACCATATACTACAAGGTATGAAAGACACCTATAAGATTTTCTCGTACCTCGATGATATCACTGAGGCATACGGAGAACCAATCAGCCGAGTACCAGGTTTAGTACGAAGCCCAAAAGAAATCATTAGAACGATTGAGTTTTATTCAGATAACGAATATGTATCTGGTAATGTTGACGAACTCGGACGAGAAAAACCTTTTTATAACGTTTGTAACTATCGTGTTACTACAGCTAAGACTGCAACTGACCTTGATGTAAAGGATATTAAGTTTGAACCAGACTCATTGAAGTTCTCTGTACAAGCAATGATTCTCAATCGTGTCCTCTACCAATATCTCAAAGATACCAACTTCTCACTCTTCCTCAATGATTTTGGACTAGCACGCCCAAAATACGGTCATGCTATTGCTAAAAAATACAAAGTAGACGGAAAACTAAAGATTGATGTCGTTGATATGACCAATATCAACTTCAACCCCAAAAATGTCACTGGTGGGGTGATTGATGAGATATTTTATATGCAACCGTCTGAGCTCGCCGCAAAAGCAGATGTTTATAACAATGTAGACGAGGTGATGAAGGCTCACGCTAAGCTTAATAAAAACAAACCATTAGATATTGAAGTCCATGAAGTATCAGGAGACTTTCCTGAGTCAATGTACCCAGACAACGAGGATAACAACGACTACGAAGATACAGGTAAATACGCTCGTATGTGCTTTACCATTGCATTTGTTGGTAAAAAGAAGTTCCTCTTGTACTACGAATACGAAAAGGATAACAAGTTTAAGGGTCTCGCATGGGAGAAGCGGGGTGATGGATTTGGACGAGGTGTTGTAGAGGATGGATTCCAAGCACAGATTTGGCAGAACGATGCCATGATTTCCATGAAGAACGCTATGGATATTAGTGGAAAGGTTATCTTGGCTACTGATTCCCAAAAGATTAGTGGTAATGCTATCACAGGCATAGATAATGGGCATATCTTCCAACTAGAGAATGGACGCACTATCAACTCATTGAACCTTGCACCATCAGCTCTCCCTCAGTTTGAACGAATGATTGAGCTTTGGAATGTCCAGTACAACAACGTTGCTTCTGTTCATGCCGCAAACACTGGTGAAGCTCCAACAGCAGGTACACCATACTCTCAGACAGCACTCCTTAATCAAGTTGCAAACTCTCCATTTGAGTTTCGCCGTGAAGAATACGGTATTTTCCTCAATGAAATCCTTAACGAGTGGATATACCCAGAGCTTATGAAGATTGCAAAGAGTAAGGACTATTTAGTATCAGAGTTTGACAACGATGAGCTTGACCTCATTGACGAATCTATCGCTAACTTCAAAGTCAACGGCATGATTCACGAGAAACTTCTTGACCCAAACCTTCCTGATTCAGAGCTCCCAACACCTGAGTTCCAAGCACAAGCGACACAAGAGATTCGTGAAGAACTCAAAAAGAAGGGTACAAAGCGTGAGATTATCCTTCCTAAAGGATTCCTTGATGTTAAAGGAAAGCTTACTGCAAACATCACAGGCGAACTCAAGAACAAGGCAGCCCTCCTCCAATCTCTTGACTCAATCTTTAAAACCGTAGTATCAACATTTAATCCAAACACTGGAACGTATGGTGCACTCGAAGACCCAGTACTCTCGAAAGTATTTGGTACTATCGTTGAAATGAGTGGTGTTCCATTTAGTGCAGGAAGCCTCAGACCAACAGGGACACAACCAATGCAGCAAGCTGATGTTTCAGCGGTCGCACCAGCACCAGTAATGGCAGGAGCTGTGCAATAATACATATATGGCAGTAACAGTAGGACTTAGAATACAAGACAAACTAAACCTCCTTGCAGGAACTACAGGGCTTCGTAATGCTGAGGCACTTCGAGTATTAAATTCAAGAACAGCATTTACAGATGATGAACAAGAGGGATGGAATCGCTACGCTGGAACTACAGGGCTCCGTATTCAAGATGCAGCCAACGTAAAGGCTGGAACTACTGGACTCCGTGTGCAAGATTGTGTTAATCTTATTTAATGGATTCACTACTACGAAGTTTCAACGGCGACATACAAACTAAAGAAGCATTTAAACAATACATGTCTGACTTTATTGCACAAGAAGCAGTAAAGATTTTGTATACACGAGGAGATGCAACACACATCGCCGATGCTCACGATTTAATAAACAAAGCATTTGAACAACTCGACATCGACTATGGAATCACAGAACAACCAACCAAGCCTTTCAACGCCGCACGTTAGGTCATACATAGACCCACAAGAGAAAGCACGACTCCTTGCTCAATACGCAGGGATATTTCCACGCAACATCCAAGAGTTTGCTTCTAAAGTAGTAAAGCGAAAGAAGAAGGTAGTAAACTTTGCACGCTAACCGACCGCTTGACACTCTATACTTCTATGATAGCAACCGAGTCCTAGCATAAATGGACTCATTAACCGCTTGGTAGTAAGCATAATCTACTAAATAACAAAATGCCTGAAGAGGAATTGGAATTGTCTACCATAAATGACAACGAGGAACTAGAACTTGAAAGTAACCTAGACGATAGTGATGACATCGACGCACTCAAAGAACAACTAGAGCAAGCCCGTGAAGCGAAGCGACAGATTCTTGCAAGAGCGAAGAACGCAGAAGCAAAGCTAAAGAGTATGACCTCACAATCTACTCCAAGTGAGCAGAAGCCTAATCAACCCATTAACAACCCTGTTATGACAGCAGAGGACGTAGAGGTACGCATCCTAAAAACTCAAAAGGTTTCAGATGATGAAATCGCCTATCTCAAAAAGATTGCAGCAATAAACGGCACGTCAATCATTGAGGCAATGGAAGATGAAGTCTTTATTAACTTTAAAGAGAAGAAGGAAGCTGCTGAGAAGAGTGAAAAAGCTCGACTCGGTGTATCTCGTGGCTCAAGTTCAGTTCGCAAGGAAAAAGAGATTACACAGCCTGGACTTTCTGATACTGACCACAAAGAACTCTGGAAACGTCAAAACAGTTAAATAACAGCATGTCGGTGAAAGCCCGATATTAATCACATGGCTCTTGGTACAAATGGTTTTACCGCAGGTGTGGGTGGTGCTCTTACAGCAGACATCCCATTGCTCTGGGGACAGAAAATCAATGACTACTTCCGTTATGACCTCGATTTGGCTTCGTTTTTCGTTGACCGCTCTGAGGAACTTATGGATGGTGGTTCTGATGTCTACACCCCAAACATCGTAGCTCTTTCAACTGCAACAAAGACTACAAACTCACAGGTTACTCTTAACAACCCTATTCAAACTAAGAACACTCTTACAGTGTCAACTTGGAAGGAATCAAGTTTTGTTATTGAAGACCGTGAAATGGCTCAGCTCAAGAAGTCTTACTACCTCCAAGACAAGTTTGCTAAATCAGCAGCTTGGGAAGTAGCACAAGACCTTGACGATGCTATCGCTGCTAACTTCACTTCATTTACTCTTAACATCCTCGGACTTGCGTCTTCAAACGTTGTAGACTCATCTCTCCTTGCTGCTATCGCAGTTCTTGAGACCGCTGGTGTTCCTGGTATCTACAGTGGAGATGTAGCATGGATTTTCCACCCAAACACTTTCTACCGACAAATTGGCTCAGTAGATAAGCTCACACTTTGGCAGAATACAAGTACAGAACTTCCACGAGCAAAGGCTCCTACACGTTCTTTGTACTCTATCCCTGTTATCGTTACTCCAGCAGTTCCACTTGGTACTGGTGCAGTTGGTGAAAACTCTGCTCGTCTCAACATGCTCGCTCACAAGGATGCTATCCACTGGGCACGTATGTCTATGCCAGTTAAAGCTACTTCAGGCTTTGTTGGTTCAGAAGGAGTCCGCATTCAGCAATCTTACGTTCACGAATACCTCGGCGAATTGGTCTCAGTTGACCTCTGCTACGGTACTATGTTGAATCGTCAGGAAGCTGCTGTTAAGATTCGTTCTCATAGTTTGGCGGTTGGATTGTAATACATAATCTTAATACGTCAAGAAGTAATCAGTCCCAGAAATGGGGCTTTTTACTTGCTTAATATAGCAAGATAGTATACAATCAAGCTATGAAAAGATTGCAGCAAATAGAAGATAGGTTAGAAAAATATATAGATAAAAGTGGAGACTGTTGGTTATGGACAAAGGGAGCTTTTAACTATGGTTATGGGAGATTATCAATAGGTAAAAGTAAACAGGTACGAGCACATCGTTTTATGTTTGAAATGGTATATGGAGAAATTCCTATAGGAATGAATGTACTACATAAGTGTGATAATCCTGCATGTGTGAGACCAAAGCATCTATATCTTGGAACACAAAAAGATAATGTGAAAGATATGCTTCACAGGGGTCGTGGTGGATATAAGTCTTTTCAAGGAGAATCTCACTGGGCGAGTAAGCTTACCATGGAAAAAGTCAAACAAATAAGAGATTTATGGAATAAGGGCGGAGTATATCAAAAGACACTTGCAGAACAATTTGGTGTGAGCCAGCAAGTAATTAGTAAGGTTGTGAATTATAAAACATGGCTTAAAAATGGAACAACCCTAGTAACATTAAAAGATAAGTAATATACTGTAATAATGACTATACAAATAGGAGACCTTTATAGAAAAAGAACAGTTCGAAGAATGAGCGGAGAAATTATAGATATGTCCGATGATGCAAATGGTGGGACTATCATTGCAAAGGGGCAAGTAGTAAACCAAGCTCGGATAGACGAACTTGCGGCAATTGAAGAGGATAAGCGACGTGCGGCACAAGCCCTCACTGCACAGGTAGCAAGCCCTAATGCAGAAGATAGAACACTCACCCCAATCGAAGTGACAGCAAAGACTTCTAAACTAGAAGAACTAGAGAGCCGTATTGAAGCACAGGACAGTAAACTTGATGCAATACTGGCAATACTTGCAAAGAAATGAAAATAATGTTTATTCCAGGGGCATATCCATTTTGCTACTACGTTCGGGGACTACTTCCAGGAGTGTATGGAGGACACACAGTTGTCTCAGATTTCATGCGTCTTGATGCTAAGATAGATAGCGAGCGGATGATAGCAAATGCACTTGCATCTGATGTCATTGTCTTTCAACGACCAAGTACAAAGAGTGCGGTTGACCTAGCCAAGAACCTTAAACAGAAGGGGAAGAAGATTATCTTTGAAAACGATGATAGTTATTCAGCGATTCCTCTTGAACGACTCGATAACCAAAAGCAAATAGACATTGCGAACGAAATCAATGGGTATATCAATGAATTTGCCACTATGGCTGATGGTTGTATTGCCTCAACAGAGGTACTTGGTGAAGAATACCGCAAGCTCAACCCAAATACCGTCGTTCTAAAGAACACCATTGACCCACTTGATGAATATGCATGTAAAAAGAACACAACAGGGAAGTTTCGTATCGGTTTCATTGGTTCAGTAACAAGTAACGACGACTATATCCACATCAAAGACCAGATAAAGGCTCTTGATGATACAAACGATTTCACCATTGTCCTCATGGGAGTGAAGTTTGCAGACGGAACAATCATGCCCTCAATGCAACCAGACTTAGAGTTTTGGCAGTCTCTAAAGAATGTAGAATGGCATCCAGTTGTCCATGTTACCCAATATATGTACAAACTCTCTACTCTCGCCCTTGATGTAGCGATTATTCCTCGAATGGAGCATTACTTTAATCAATGCAAGAGCAATCTAAAGTTCTTGGAGATGTCACTGCTCCGTATTCCTGTTATTGCACAAGGGTTTAGTGATGGTACAAGCCCATATCAAGGAGTAGATGAGCCATACATGACAGTTATTGTGGATAACAGCACTTGGCGTGACACCATAAATAATGTAAAATTAAATTACGACAAATATAAGGCGTTGGCAAACAAAGCCCACGATTATGTGTTGGAGAATTATAATATAAAGTCCTACCATACAGAGTGGACACAACAAATCGAAAACCTATGCAAATCCCAAACGAACTCCTAGCAGAAAAGAACTATGAAGGTACACGCCTCATTGAAATCACTGATGAAAACGTAATGAAGCTCAAGAAAGAACTTGATGCTTTCCAAGCAGAAGCAAATCCAATCCTTGATGAGATGGCAAAACACGAACCAGTCCTCGACGAACACTACAAAAAGGTTGGAGAACTCCGCAAGCAAGTTGATGAACTCAATGAGGGTGTTAAGGATGTTAAGGAAGAAAACCAGAACCTCCTCAAGCAGGTAGAAGCTATCGACGCTAAAGCACAGCTCGTGAAGAATAAAATTCAACCAATCGTCCTTGAGCTCGTCAAAGACCAGCTTGGCGAGTTTGAAAAAGCTATGCAAATGAAAGAAGTAGACGGAAAGCTATATGTCGAAGTTCAAGATGAAATCGAAGAGACTATTAAGCGAGTAAGAGCGTCTAAAGATGCAAAAGTACTCTAAAACATTCGGTAGGCTAGGTAATCAAATGTTCCAAGGTGCATATATTTTGGCTCAATTTGGACGTAAAGAAATACCAGATATATATCTACAAGACGAAAAGCATTTTAAAGACTTTGAAAGGGCTATAAAAATACTTTATGGATTTGGGATATATGCAAATAAAAGAGACTACGTCTCCATCCATGTCCGTAGAACAGATTATGCGGGTAATTCTTTCTATGTCGACCTAATGAATACTGATTACTATCAAAAGGCTATGGATATGTTCCCAAATGAAAAATTTATGGTATTCAGTGATGATATAGAGTGGTGTAAAAAGCAGGATATTTTCAAAGACTGTCTGTTTAGTGAAAAAAAAGATGAGGTACAAGATATGAATGAAATGGCAATGGCTAAGCACAACATTATCGCAAACAGCTCGTATAGTTGGTGGGCAGCGTATCTGAACCCAAATGAGAATAAAAAAGTAATCGCACCGAGTATTAAAAATCTATGGTATACTGACAAAATTATAAGAACGAACGTACCAAAAGAATGGATACAAATAGAATGTTAGATATTAAAGATTTTGAAGGGTTATATGCAATTACAGACGATGGAAAGATTTGGAGTTATCCTAAATTAAACGGCATAGGATTTAGAGACGGACATTGGATGAAGCAGTATGTTCATAGGGGGTATAGTTATGTTGTTTTAACTAAGGAATCAAAACAAAAATCATACATAGTTCATAGATTAGTTGCTCAAACTTATATTGAAAATCCTTTACTAAAAAAACAAATAAACCATAAGAACGGAAATAAGTTAGATAATCATATCTCAAATCTTGAGTGGAATACTCCATCAGAAAATTCAAAACATGCATACTCTACTGGACTACACGTTCATATTGGATTGAAAGGAGAAAAAAACCCAAAAGCAAAACTCAAGAAGAGTGATGTCCTATACATTAGAGCACAAATAGAACCATCAAAAAATGACAGGAAGTATTTAATGAAAAGATTTAATATAGCTAAAAATACACTTTCTGATATTTTAAATCGAAAATCTTGGCAACACATATGATTTCAATAGTAATCCCATACTACAAACGTGAACTATCAGAGGAACAACTTGCTCGGTGCGTTGAAAGTATCAAGTCTCAAACATTCAAGGATTATGAAATAGTTATCGTCGAAGAGGGCAAGGCGGCTCATAACGTAAATGAGGGCGTAAAACGCTCAAAGGGAGAAATAATTAAGGTTATGTGTATGGATGACTACTTTACCCATGAAAACGCGTTACAAGCGATTATAGACGCATTTAGAGGGGTATGGCTCGTCCATGGTGTCAATAATAATCCTAATCCGTTCTATACTGGTGATATTCATCTCGGATATAACAAACTAGGTGGGTTGTCGTCGTTTGCTTGTCGTAAAGATTCATGGATTCCACTAAGTGAAGACCTTGTGTGGCTATTTGATTGTGATTGGCATAAACAGATGTACTTGAAATACGGAGAACCAATTATTATCAATGGGGACTTCGTAACAATTCAAGAGGGACATAGCCAGGCTACTAATAGTATTGACAACCTAACAAAATATAGAGAATATATTGAAATGACTAGGAAGTATGATAAGCACTCCACTCTATAACGGACAAGGTTTGGGTAACCAATTACACTGCTACGTCACCACTAGGTGTATTGCTCTTGATAACGGCTATGATTTTGGTATTCAATTCCCTGAACGATTCAAGGGGCATTCCTTCATGAATCTAGACACAGGTAAACCTGTTGTAGGTGGAAGAACTGATATTGAAGGACAACCACCACAAGAACTCCCAGAGGGTATTACATCTTATTACCGAGAACAAGGTGATGGAGACTATGACCAAAACATATTCACTATCCCCGACAGTACGATGATTCATGGAAACCTACAAGGTGAGAAATACATTGAAAAACACCGAGAAGAGATAAAGAATTGGCTTGCTGTTGAACCACTCGATATGCCCGATGAACTGTGCGTGATAAACATACGAGGAGGAGAGTATAAATATGTTCCAGCGTTTAATCTTCCAAAGGCATACTACGAACTTGGTATTAAAAAGATGCAGGAGATAAACCCAAACATGCGGTTTCAAATCCATACTGACGACGCACCCTACGCAAAAGCAATGTTCCCTGAATATGAAGTAATCAGTGACATGGCACTCAACTGGAGGTCTGTTAGATATGCAAAGTACGCAATTATCTCAAACTCATCCTTTGGGTGGCTACCTGCATGGCTTGGAGATGGGTATATCATAGCCCCATTCGGGTGGGGACGGTATAACGAAGGATATTGGTTTTTAAAACAAAATGAAACAAAACGATTCAACTACATTCATCATCTCGCACTATAACTCTGACTACTCGTGGATTAAAGACTACACAAAGAGTGCGGTTATCTATGACAAAGACACGCTCAATGTCGGCTACAACATTTATGACATAATGACGTTTATTGTTGACCACTACGAAAACCTACCTACCACTTGTATTTTTATAAAGGACAACATCCTCGAACGCCATATAACCAAAGATGAGTTTGATAAGGTAATACATAATAAAACACTTACGCCACTCCTCACACAGAACCATAAAACTGATGGAGTTATCAACTACTATAAAGACGGACTCTACTATGAAAAGAATGACTACTGGTATTTATCACATTACGGACATAGGGAGGGTGTGGATAAACTGATTGACTTATTAGGAATTAAAGATAAAGATTACTTAGGGTTTGCTCCTGGTGCATGTTATATCGTACCAAGGGAAAATATACTCAAACACCCAAAAGACTTTTATCAGAAACTAAAGGACGCTGTATCTTATACACAGCTCCCAGGGGAAGCACATCTTATAGAACGAGCCTTATATACAATTTGGCAATAAGTTATGACATTTACTGACTACTTAAGGACAATTAAAAAGGACGGGATATTGTGTATTAAAATAATGAAAAGCGCACTATTTTATAATATAAGACGTGTATTTATATACTATTGGATTAGGTTTTGTCTTAAAATGGCTAACCGAGAAATGGTAAGAAATAAACTAGCTGGTGCTGGTACTAGTCTATGGTACAAGAGGTATCAGGCCGCTTTCCATAAGAGACATTAAGATGGTCTACGACATAATTACATTTAATGGTGAGGCAGAAATGCTTGAAATACGAATGCAGATACTTGCACCGTATGTAGATAAGTTCGTTGTTGTTGAAGCTACTGAAACATTCTCTCGTCAACCCAAAATACTCACCTTTAACCCAGAACTTTATAAAGAATGGCGAGATAAGATTATCTATCATGTTATAGACGACTTCAATGACGAAGCGGTATTAGAGATGGCTCGCAATAGCTCAAATACAGGCAATGGAGAGACACACTGGGTATACGAGTTCTACCAGAAGGAAAAGATAAAGGATGCCCTCATAGGTCTGACGAACGAGGATATATGCTTTGTGTCAGATGTGGATGAGGTATGGAACCCTGAAATACTCACCACGCACATTGACGACTATGTGTATAAACCAATCCAAAACCTCTGCTATATCTATTATTTAAACCAACGCACCACAGAAGATTGGACGTATTTTACTGGCACGATTGTGACGAGGTATAAGAACATCAAGAATGCGTGTTTGAATCACCTCAGGACACACTCAAAGAACACGTACCGCTTCATTGAGAATGGAGGATGGCATTTCAATAGCCTCGGAGGAATGGAGGGGAAAATAGACGCTTTCAAACACCCCGTATATACGATAGACTATATGAAGAGCAGGGAAAAAGGACTGTATATCGACGACACAGGACTCCCACAATACCTATTAGATAACAGAGAAAAATACAAACACTTATTTTTATGACACGAATAGAACTCATACAAGGGCTAATAGATAAACATGGCTACAAAACCTATCTTGAAATAGGGGTAAACACTCCCAAACAACCAGGGTATAGCCACGACAGTATTCAGATTGCGATTAAAGAGGGGGTCGACCCGAATGTCGATACCACATACAAGATGCCTTCTGATGTATTTTTCAAGGAGAACACGAACAAATACGACATTATCTTTATTGACGGAGACCATACCTATGAACAGTGCTATCGAGATATAATCAACTCATTGGATATTCTCAACGAAGGTGGGACAATAGTAGTACATGATTGCATCCCGCATAACGAGTTGACACAGCGTGTGCCAAGAGAGACTGACGCATGGCATGGAACTTGTTGGAAAGCCATAGCTCGACTACGCTTAGAAAAAGATATATGTGTTGTTACCGTAGACACAGATGAAGGATGTGCCATTATCACAAAAGGAACCTATAACCCATATGACTACTTTGAGAAGAATAAGAACGATATTTTAAATATCGTGAGTATAGAAGAATGGACAAGACAGTAGCCTGCATCATGCCCGTCTATAACTACGCTCGATACCTCGACGAGGCTCTTGAGAGTGTCTTTAGTCAATCCCGTGTACCAGATGAGGTTATTGTCGTTGACGACTGTTCGACCGATAATCCTAAAGAGATATGCGATAAGTACCCACAAGTTATTTACATAAAGCACGATAAGAATAGAGGTTTAGCAGCAGCTCGTAATACAGGTATTCGGTCAGCTAAAAGTACCTATGTATTCTCATTTGATGCGGATGACATTCTCCGAAAAGACGCAGTGAAAGAACATCTTAAACTCTCCGATGATAACACCATTGTCACCTGTGCTCTTATGGCGTTTGGTGCAGACAACTATACGGCGCACCCTAAGGTAGCAACAATTGAAATTTTACTAAAAACAAACTGTATTTACTCAAATACACTATTTCCTAAAAAGGCATGGGAAGATGTCGGAGGGTTTGATGAGAGTGACACCATGCGACTTGGTTGGGAAGACAGGGAGTTTTGGCTCCGTGTCCTTGGCGCAGGATATGTGTCTAAAGTTTCACCCTATGTTGCACTGTTGTGGCGCAGACACAATAAATCTATGTCATCAACAACCGCAGACCCCAACCATGTTGTGCTGCAAGAGTATATTTTCAATAAAAATAAGCATCTAAATCCGACCATTTAGCTCTATATACTAAGTGAATGTCAATAGTCTTCAGTGATACCACTAACAACCTCGGTATAGTTCAACAGGTGCGTGATATGATGCGTGTCGACTCCTCACAATGGGCGACATCTAAAATCGTCAACTCGGTAAATAACCATCTTGATATGGTTGCTGGATATGCAATCGGAGCAGATAAACGCTTTCAGTGGGACGATACCAACCACACAAAACTCCCTATTGGAACGACAAACCTTGTCGCAAACCAATCAGATTACTCATTCCTTACCGATGAACAAGGGAACGCTATTGTTACGCTTACACGTATAGACATTCTTGATGCAGACGGAACATACCGCCAACTTCTCCCGATAGACCAGTACCAAATTAAAGAAGGTCTTGATGAGTTCCTACGAACCGCAGGACTTCCTATGTATTACGATAAGATTGCTGATAATGTTGTGCGACTCTATCCTAAACCAGAAACATCCGTAACTTCAGGTTTAAAGTTCTATTTCCAGCGAACACCAAGCTACTTTACCGCTTCTGATACTACTAAAGCTCCTGGTGTATCGCCACTTCTCCACCGAGGATTTGTTGTTAGTGCCGCATATGACGGTGCAATGACCCTCGGACTTGATAATCTCCAAGCCCTTAGTGTCGAACGGGCATACGAGATGGAAAAGATGAAGTCATACTTTCCTGTTCGAGTAAACGATGAACAGCATGTAATGCGTTCTATAAACAGAAGTTATGGCTCTCACTAATGTATCAAAGCCAAATACAAGCCTCACTAATACAACCAAGATAAATATTGGGGAAACGTGGGCATCAAACCCATATACATGGGCACTAGAGACTCGTACATGGGCTGATATGGCTAGCGTTATCTCAAACACTACCAGAAACGGTCTTGATGCTCTCTGGTCGTATTCAACACTTCCGTGGCAACTAGCACTTCCATGGTCAGGAACACAGGGTATCACTAATCAACCAAAACCGTAATGTCAATCACAACTATCAATTCAACAGATAACGGAGCAAACTCACTGATTAAAATCAATGATAACTTTACCGACCTAGATACAATAAAAGCTGATTTAGCTTCGCCTACTTTTACGGGGACACCATCACTTCCTACTGGAACGACAGGGGTAACACAAAGTGCTTCAGATAACTCTACAAAACTTGCTACTACGGCTTATGTAGATGCACAAGTACTTGCAGGTATACCAACACAATTCTCAACAACACAAGTATTTACAGGAACAATGCCTACATCTTGGACGGATTTAAACCTAAGTTCAGTTGTTGGAGTAAGACAAAGAATGGTATTAATTAAAGTCTATGATACTAGTGCCTCTACCTCAATTTCTTTTAGACCCAATGGAGATACAACGGATTATTCATTAGCCAGTGAAACTCAAAATATAGGATTGTGGAAATTATCTGTTAGTTCTACAGCCAATGTCGCATATACAACAATGGTAAAAACAGACACATCGGGAATTATAGAATGGATTGCTGGTAGTGGCACAGGGAAAATAGACGTACTAGCGTACTGGTAACAAATATATGGCATCAATCACAGAAATTTTAAGCACAGACCTAATATCAGACTCAAGAACTGATATAAACACAAACTTTTCTAATCTTAATGCTGATAAGATTGAAACTTCGGCGTTAGATACCGACACAACACTCGCAGCCAACAGTGATAGTAAAATCGCTACCCAGAAAGCTACAAAAGCCTATGTCGATGCTTCTGTAAACCCTACAGGACGCTCATGGAACGAATACGCTGTAGATTCAGTGGGTTCTGATAGCTATGCAATCACCGTTTCAGGTATCAGTGCATATGTTGCAGGACAGACTTTCAAATTCAAAGCAGGGACAGCAAATACGGGAGCGTGTACATTAAACGTAAACGGACTTGGTGCAAAGACTATCAAGAAAGATGTGACAACAGATTTAGCTACAGGGGATATTTTAGCTAATCAACTTGTCGTAGTGACGTATGATGGGACAAATATGCAGGTCAATAGTAAGACACCAAATAGTGGTGTTGATTCTCAAGTTTTTACAGTAGATGGTACGTGGACTAAACCAGGTGGTGCTACTTTTGTTGAAGTTATCTGTATTGGTGCTGGCGGTGGTGGTGGTGCTGGTGATACTAACGCTGGACAACGCTCTGGTGGTTCTGGCGGTGGTGGTGGTGCTATTACGAGAAATTTGTTTAGGGCAAGCGATTTATCTTCTACTGTTGCTATAACTGTTGGTGCTGGTGGAGCTGGTGGTGCAAGCACAGCAGCCGCAGGTGCTGTTGGTGGAAACTCATCCTTTGGTAGTTACCTAGTTGCATATGGTGCTGGTGGGGGTGCTGGAGGTTACCAATATAACGCAACTTATACAATAGCCGCAGGAACATACGCAATCACAGTTGGCGGCGGTGGTGGAGCACAGTCTAATGGTTCAAACTCTGTTTTTAATTCAGGAAACACTGGAGGATTAGG